AAGTGATCGAGTAGCAGATTCGATAGCTCCATCGATTTCAACAGTAGCAGCTTCCATGAATGCGTTTGCATTACCTTTAGAAGCTTCAATAGTTTCATTTTGGATAGAAGCTAAAGAGTAGTCAGAAACTCTGGTAAGTAAAAATGCTTTTAACTGAGTATTAGTTTTGTTAGCTTGAGCATCAGCAAAAGTAGCTGAACGCCCTTGAGGTATTCCGTACTTGATAGGAAGCTTGAGGTTTTCACCACCAAAGTCTTCATATTTAGCTACCATAGCGAGAAATGGGTTATCTTTATAAACCATATTCTCAATTCTGTCAGTTGTATAATGCTGCTTAAGAGCCGCAGCAAAAGTAGTCATATTAAGTGCCATTTTTAAACTCCTTTAAGTTTAGTAAATTAATTAATCCCATTTTAACATTTTGGCTGCAAGAGCCTTACTTTCATCATCCGATAGCTTTCTACCTACTCTTTCATTCGCCTGAGCAGACATGGCGTTCGACAGTGTTACTTGCGACTGTCTTGGGGACTCTTCTCGCTCAAAATCGTTCTCTATACCAAACTTAGAACGAAGTTTACCTAAACTTAGTAGCTTTTCAGCTTCTTCTTCTAGATAATTCTCAACAGCCTCGGCAGCTTCTTCTATATCTAAGATTCTACCAGTTTCGTTGTAGTGCTCTTCAATAACGTCATAAATAATATCATTTGCTTCGTTTGCTTGTATTAGTTCATACTTATCTGAATTAGATTCAACAAAGTCTTCTATCTCGTTTTGAAAACCTCTTTGAATATCATCATACCGTCTTTGCTCATCACTCTTTTCTTTTTCTATAAGTCTGTTTTCTAACTCTTCAAACTTCTTTCTATAATCACCTTCTAATTCTTCACGCATTAATCGCATTTGCATTTCTGGAGTAAGTTTTCCATCATTCAATGCTAGCTCAGTTAATTTATCATAACTAAGACCCATATCCTCTAGGGCTCTAAGTGGGTCTTTTTTTAACCTGTATTCTATCGGTAACTCTGGTTCCGGTTCAGGTTTTTTACCAAAAGAGCCTAATCTTTCTTCTAACTCAGCTATGCGCTTGTCGTATTCTACTTCTTTTGCTCTAATTTCTTTTTCTCTTCTGCTCAAAGCAGCAAACTTACGTGAAAAATCGTCGCTTTTTTCAGGTTCTCTAGCTTCTTCTAATGAA